GTTCTTCAAACTCTTCATCGGAGAAAGCAAATGCTTCCTTAATCTTTTTTCCCTCTGTTGTTTCAACCTCTTCAGAATATGCTTTCTCTTTTGCTTTCTTTTCTCTCTTACTAATCTTACCATCAGTGTCAGATTTCTCATACCTCTTACCATCGCAGTCATCATCCTGCCAACGAGGTTCTTTCTTTTTCTTTCCTTCTAATACCTGCCGATATGCATCGGTCATGTCTGGTAGAGGTGATCTGTTGGTGTCTAACATTTTATGATGAAGTCTTATCCCTTTTATTTAGCTTGCGAATGAATTCACCTGGAGTTAATTTTCTAACATAATTGTCAAGTTGATCTGTACCAACCTCACCAGCAGGTTTCCAATTAAAATACTTAATGTCATTTATTTCTACTAAGTCTTTCAACCAAGAACGATAGATACCATCACGCTCATCGATAGAGATGACATAATTGCTACCACGACTAACAACTTTAGAAACGATCCCTGTGTTATCATTCTCTACAAGAGCTCCTACAGGATATAATCCTTTGTCATAGTATGCTTCACGCAAACCCCTTGGATCTAATTTAGGTGCGATCTCATACAAATAATATGATGCTTCAGCAAAATCGTCACCAAATTCTTCTACTTGCATTGCTTGACGTAAAGTCATATATAACTTTTCCGTACCATCTTTACCTAAACTTTTTGACATTCCCTTTCTAAAGGAATCAAAATCATCTTCTGCTGCTGCCTTACGAAGTTTAGATGCAGACATACCTTCCACACCTTCACCATCTGGATCTCTTGCTCCCGCAGAAACTACATTGATCTCATCAAATGTGTATATATCTCCGTTATATTTCTGTGCAAGACTATTAAACTCACTAACTCTATCACCACCAACTACTAAATTTACTGAACTATATCCTTCACCATCAAGAGTAGTAAGAACATCAAAGATAGTTCTCATCTCTTCATTGTTTTGAATAGCATTAGCATGATCAGGATATGCTTGCTTCATAAATCCAATTTTAGTTCCTGCATCAAGAGGATTCTTCTTAGGATCTTCAGATCTAGACGGATATATTCTATACTCTCCTCCAGTAGACTTTGCCTGTTGAGACACCTTGTTTAAAAGTTTCTCATGCCCAACAGTAGGTGGATTAAATCTTCCAAATGTAACAGATATGCTACCTTGATCGACCTGACCCTCGCCGCTTCCAGTTTCTTCTCCTCCATTTTGCTGCGTCCCAGTTGCTGCTTGTTGGGCAGAAACCTTTATTAGTTTACCATCCTTAGACAAGTGAGTAACGTTGCCATTTACATCGGCATACTTACCATACCCTACATGTTTAAGTTTTAATTTCTCTGCTTCTTTTGAAGCGAAGGATCTTTCGGCTTCAGTTAGGAAAGCACTGAACTTTTTCATTCTGCCAATTCTTACTAAGGTTAAAGTTTGCTTTACTAAAGGTCAATCGATCTACAATTTTGTACGGATTATTTGAAACGGTCACGAACCCCTCATGCTGAGAAGATTCACCATCGATGTAACATTCAACATTTCCATTTACAAAAATCGCATCGAGTAGACGCTGTTTCAGTTGGAAGATTTTATGCCATACCTTAAAGGTACTCACATTGACTTCTCCCTTATATTTAGCATCTAATGTATCATACATTTCCTGAGGATGCGGAAGAGTACCTTGTCGTATAAATGAATTGATATGTTTTGCTACTTCGGTGCGGGATTGTGGAACCTTTGCGACTAGAAGTGTAGGTAGTATCTTTGCTAGGTGTCTCCATCCTAAAGGTGGTTCTACTACAGCATTATTAGTATCAACAAAGTAGCAATCAGAAGTAGATTCAAGACTAACTCCGATCTTACCCTCAGCAGTAGGACTAAGTTCTGTATACTCTGTATGAGGTGCTAGAATAATCTTTTGAGTGATGGTGGAAGGAAAATTATATTGAATAGTATTAGGACAATAAACATTGCCCCCACCGACACCGATCCAATCAGCTTGGATAATACGATTGATACGAGGAAGGTGATCAAAAGCCAACCTAAGAATGTCTGCGACAGTTCCTTTATGATTCTGATCAATGTCCTCATGACTATAATTGATTTTAATTTTACGTTTATTGAAGACAGACTTAGTGCCAACGAAGAACTTACCATTCTCAGGGTTAGTTCCAAACACCATAGCAGGAGCACCGTCCCATTTAACAGACAGTCTAGTAACTGTCACAAGTTCCTTGATAGCATCTATTGCAACCCTACGTCCTTTGAGAATCGAATCTTCAGGATGCTCAAGGTGCTTGTTAGGCATACGTGTCTCTTCATTACCCCTGTATTATACTCCATTTCAGAGGGTAATGGGACAGTAGTGTGCCAGTTTTTAGTCTGTCAGTTTATAGTATGGTGCTGAAAGACTAGACTGACTAGCAGCATATAGTAATAGATCCTCACAGAATTTATCCTTTGATGTCTTATTTGTGATACCTGAAACTATATCAAAAAGTTTAACAACCTGCCACTTAGAATATAACCATGGATCCTCTGCCTTCATTACAATATCATTAACCACCTTAGTACTGTGACTAGTATACTTCTTAAATCCTTCCTTAATATCATCTATAACCTCTGATTTACTATCCCTAACTTTTTTTGCTGCTGTAGTTGGTATCTGTTTAGAACCTAAACCATGTTGTTTTAATAGAATATTCATCGGTCCTAATGATATCTTACCCTGATTAGCAGAAGCACCTTTAACTTCACCTTGCCAACCAGTTAGTTTCTTACCACCAAATGATCTAAACTGTATCTTAACACCTGATTTAAAATAAATGTATCCATCCATAGAGTCCTTACTGAACTCAAACTTACTAAACTCTTGAGTGTTCTTTTGGTTCTTATCAAAATTAACTTTCTTTAAAGGTTTAGCATTACCTTCAATCTTCTTCAAAGATACACCCATAGCAATACCTTTCTGTATCCTCTCTTGCATACACTGATTCAATCCTTTAAAACTCATCTCCTCATTCAAACATTTAGGATCAAAGTTTTTAAATGCATAGATGTCAGCAGGTGACCATTTATTAATGTCCATCCTAACCTTTTCTTTTGCTTTAATATCTTTAAATGTTTTTTCTATTTGATTAACAGTTTTCGATCCTCTATGATATGAATAACCTTTACCAAAAAAGGGTACCAATACATTGGCACCCCTAGTACAAGATATAATCCAGTCCTCTGTTAAATTCTTTAAAACATTTTCTACTTTCTCATCAATATCAAAGAAGTTTGATGCTGCTTTAACACTTGCTGCGTTAACATCTGATGGTACAATATCAGATCCTTTATTCTGTCTAACAGCAGCATACACACATTGAGCAGACTCAGTTAACTTTGTAATTGCTGCTCCACCACCTGATTGTTTATCTCCACCCTTTGCTTTATAAACTAATTCAGTCTTAGTACCTTCTTTTGATAATAATATAGTACCAGGAAAACTAGAGATCCATTTACCTACTTCATAGAACTGATCAGAGAATACAAAATCACAATTAATTTTCTTAAGTTCTTTATGTACTTCATCTCTTATTGCTGCCCTATCCTTACCTACAACTTTGATTCGTGTCATCTGACTGGATGAACTTATAATCTCAGTCTCGTAATCATCAAGAACCTGATTAATGGCTAACATTATCTCAGATTCTGTATTAGTTCCTCTAGGTTTTTTCTTTGCCATTAGTCAGACACAGGTCTCCACTAATATTTATTCACCAAGCCCAAGACACCCAAGTATATCTTGTGCCAGAGGTAATAGGTTTTACTTCATGCCCCCAAGGAAAAGAAGACGGGAACACTATGGTGTCTCCCGTCTTTAGTTTTGGTATATATTCTTCACCATCAAGATAGAATACTAAATCTCCTCCTTCGTATTCTTCATTAAGAATTCCAATTATACTAAGAACTGGAATGCCTTTTTGATCCCCATCAAAACAACTGTAGATGTGATCAATATGCTTCTCCATAAATTCACCTTCAACGTAACGATTAAATCTAGGAGAACTTCCTGCATTGATAGTAAATTCTCTTTGTAATGCGTAGGTGGTTACACAATCTCTTGCCCAACCTGTAAGTCTATCATATATGGATTGTTCATAACAAAAAGATGATCCACAATTTTGATACTGTATAGAAGCACCAGATTCATCTGTCCACTCTCCTTTTTGCCATTGTAAAGAGTTTATTTCTTTCTCTGATAGAATAGGTTCTTCTGGTTTGTATATGTCAATATAGTTTTGCAGAAGATTCATAAACTATCATTAAGTCCTTCTTCGACTTGTTCCAATAAAGGAACTACATGTATGATGTTATCAATATTAGACATCATATCTGCAATATGTTTTGCAATGTACGGTTTCTCAGTACGTGCTGCAAATGATAATGCATTACGTAAACTTTGTTGTGCCTCTAATAGAGACGATTCTACTTGTTGTGATAGTGCCATGTTAATTCCAGTGTCGGATTACTCCGCTAATAATAAAACAGTTAGTGATGAGATAAGAAATGAATATAAAAGTACGTACCAGAACAACGTAGTTGTCGTAGCGTCTAGTCTTTTCATCAGAGAAACTACCCAGTGCATACTTCCATATTCTCCATAATTTAATGAGGGTCATACTTCTGAAGTACTGAATAGACTATTACTAAACAGATCAGACCAATACAAATGATAGGTAAAATTAAATGCATTATACGTCACCTTCTTGTCTGTTTTCTGAGTGATGAACATCAAACTCACCACCAGGATATCTTGCTTTGAGTTTGTCTACATTCATCTCAATAATTTCATCGATTGTAGTATCAAGTGACATACATGCTTGAGCAACATACCACATAACATCTCCTAGTTCTCTCTTCATATGAAAAATATTATCTTCATTAACTGGTTTACCTTGGAAGACAATTTTCTTTACTACTTCAGTAAACTCTCCTGACTCTGCTCCCATACCAAGGGCAGCAGTGATTAACCGATGAATAGGAATTCCATCATCACCAGACTGTATCTCAAAGCATCTAGAATTAAATGGAATGTAATCCTTAGATTCTTCAGATGTTACTGCATTAACGAATTCCATATAGGAATCCGTATTTACTCGCTTAGTCATACTTTAGATCTTGAAAAGTTTTCTTTGATGTGAATTTTTTTACTAAGTCAACCTCAGGTTCACCAGCATCAACTAGATCTTTCTGAGCTTCCTCTATATCATACAACCTCATCTTTGATCTGTCAATACCTATACAAAATCTTTTGTAAGAAGTAGGATCATTGTATCTATTCTTCAACTGCTTGACCATAATTTGATTCATCCCTTCCAACTCTTCTGTAGAAATAAGGGCAAACATAAGGTCAGCAGTAGCAGGGAGTCCAAAAGATTCAGAGGTGTCAGTAAGGTCCACATCGCTACT